TCACGAAGACCGCATTGGCGCGATAGTCCGCACCCAGCGCATAGATCAGGTCGAAAATGGCATCTGCCGGGTTGGTGGCGTTGAAGTCACCTGCTTCGCCGGTGGCGACGTAACCCAGATTGCCCCAAGTCCAGCTGCCGTTGTCCACAGCAGTGTGGTTCAGAATGCCCACGGGCTTTTCGACGCCGTCACCGTTGATAAACGCACCGCTTTCCGCGCGCGAGAACTTATCGGCGATGCGGCCAGCCAGCCAACCTTCGATGTCAAAGGCGCTGTCATCCAGCAGGCGCTGCGACACTTTCGGCAGGGCCGACAGCTCGTGCAGCGGGATCGAGATGCGGTCGATCTGCGGGGTGCCAGTTTCGGTCGAGGAACCAGTTTCCGACGCCCAGCCGGTGACCAGATCACCTTGGTCGATCAGCACGTCATAGGCGGTGCCTTCGACGTTCACCACATTGGCGACCGAACGCAGCGAGGCGGCGGTGTTCAAGACACCTTTGATGGTGTCCGCGGTCACCGGGTCAACCAGATAGCCACCGTCAGCGGCTACGGCCGACGACATCGCTTTGCCTTCCAGATCAATGCCGCGCAGCGCGTCATCGTCACCCGAACGAACGTAAGCCTCGAAGGCTTTCTGATGCGGGGCTTCCAGATCGGCAGCCGCGGCAAGATGCGGGCGTCCCGCGATGGTGTTAGATTTGCGATCCAGCATGGTCAGTCGCTCTTCCTGTTTTTGAAGTTTAGTGGAAATGACTTCGTGAAACTGATTGATATCGCTCACGAAACCAGCCAGCGCGGTCTTCACCTCGGCAGCCGGATTGGGGCCCGAAACCTGGCCAGCAGGCGCAGCCGACTGGCCCAGAGCCTTCGTCTCTTTGTTGCTCATCTTTGGGTCCTTTTCAGGGGTTCAGATCGCTGGCTCAGGCGTTGCGGGCCAGCATCAAGCGCGCGTCCTCAAGGGTCGCGGCCAGTTCACGCAAAGTGGTGTCATCGGCATCAGACGCATCGCCCTTTGCCCCCACCCGCGCTGTCGGAAGCATCGGGAAGGTCACAAGCGACACCTCCCACAGCTCCAATTCAGTCAGGCGACGTCCGCCCGTTTGGGTCTTCGTCGATTTCTTAGTGCGATAACCGATGGAAAGCCCATCGATGGCACCCGCCTCGATCAACGCCGCCGCCTCGCGGCCTTTTTCGACATTGCTCAGGATGCGGCCTTTGACATAGAGGCCCTTGGCATCCTCGCGCACCTCGTCCCAGATCCCGATGGGCTGGGCCGGGTCGTGCTGCCACAGCATCTTCACGGCGCGCCCCTTGGCCTTCAGTTCGTCCAGCGACTTGGCATAGGCCCCACGGGCCACAAGATCGCCGCCATTATCGACCTGATCGAAGAAGCTGGCATAGCCGTCGATCTGAATGCCGTCTGCGGTCTGGACCGTCTCGCCCAGTTTGACGAACTTGTGCTCAAGCCCGAAATCGGTGTGGTAATCACTCATGGAATGCACCCTTTCTAGTTAGTCTTGAGCCAGCGGCGGCAGGCCCAGCAGGCTGCGCTTCTCAGATTCCGTCAGGAAATCGGCCTCGGCCACGCGCTTCCACTGCTGGTCACGTTCAGCCGCCAACGCAGGCACCTGATCCAGATCCGGCTTCAGCTTCACACTTTCCCCCGTGAACCCGGCCAGCCAGTGACCCACACTGGCCGCCACACGGGACACCAAAGGCACCACGGTCAGGCGATAGAAGGCACGGCTGGCCTCTTGGTAATTGGCGTATGTCGCGTCACCTGGAATGCCGATCAGCATTGGCGGCACCCCAAAGGCCTGCGCGATCTCGCGCGCGGCGGCTTCTTTGGTTTTCTGGAATTCCATGTCCGAGGGGCTGAACCCCATCGGCTTCCAATCCAGCCCACCTTCCAGCAGCATCGGCCGTCCAGCATTGCGCGCACCCACGTGGTGGCTTTCCATCTCGCTCAGCAGGCGGTCATACTGATCCGCGCTCAGCTGCGCCTGACCTTCACCACCCTTGTAAACAATGGCCCCCGAAGGTCGCGCCGCATTGTCCAGAAGCGCCTTAGACCAGCGACTGGCCGCATTGTGCACGTCAATCGCCGTGGCCGCTGCCTGAAGCGGAGACAGCCCGTAATGATCATCCTGCGGGTGGAAGGCTTTCACATGGCAGATGGGCGAGGCACCCTCGGACACATGGAAACGGTGTTTGCGCGATCCGACCGTATAGTCATAGGCCACCGGCCAGCCATCCGCGCCGGGCACCAGCGCCATCCGGTCCGAGCGCAGCACATGCAGCTCGCGCGGCTGACCCTCGTCATCCAGAACGGCCTCAAGATAGCCATTGCCGGTCAGCAGCATCTGGCCAAAGAACGCCTCGAACAGCTCGGCCCGGCCCTGTGCCGCGTTGGGACGCGCCAGCAGGTCCAGAAGCGGGTGCATGTCATAGCGCTGCTGGTCGTCCTGCAGCACCAAAGGCAGCGCGCTTGCAGCTTCCGCAATCAGCTTGACCGAGCGAAAGCCGACAGGGTTGGCCGAAAACCCGCTGCGGGTCAGGCTGACCGTGTCACGCGGGCTCCAGGCCACGCGGCCCGCGTTACCATAGGCGATTACCGGCCCAGTGGCCGAGGCCTTTGCTTCGCCCGGCATCTCGGCCTTTGCGTCATCTGCGCCTCGCTTGAGAAAATCAAATACCATGCGCCTTGGCTCCTTGGTTTCGCGTCTCGGTGTCAGTCCCCCGGAAGACACCGGGCAAACCTGTCCTGTCCGGGCAAAACGCGATCGCGCCACCCAGCGGATATTTTGTCATTTCGTGATCAGGCGGGGCTGATGACCCATCGGGCTTTTCGCCCCGCCTTTCGATGTTTGGCACTTTGCCAGTGAGGGTTAAAAAACCCTTTAACCCAGCGTGCGCACCTGCGGTCTGCGGTAGGACGCAACGGGTTCAATGATCAGCTCATGCAGGGCCCAGACCAGCGCATCCACGCGGTCCGGGCTGCCTTTGCCTTCATAGCCTTGGCTGGTCATACGGCACATCTGATCTTCGAGCGCGGCCATGTTGCCCATATGAGAAACTCGACCCTGTTCGTACAAAGCGGCCACGGGTTCAGCCCGCGTCACCTTGCCCCGCGTCGCGCGCACAGCCTTGTAGGGCACAGTCGCGTCGATCTGACGGATCACGCTTTCCACAAGGTCGCCACCTTGGTTGACCTCGGCCACCAGTCGGTCCGCCTGATGGCGCTCCATAGCGTTCAGCGCTGACTCGGCCCATTCCGAAGGGCTGGCTGCCGTCACGCTGGCATCTTCCAGCACCACGGCCTTCCAGTCACCCGGAGGCCCCTTCGCAAATATGCCCGCCACCACGATCCCGCATTCATCCGAGCCTTTGTGGCCTGTCACCGGCGGGTCCACCGCCACCACGACCCGATCCAGCACAGGCGTGTCTGCCCCCAAGCGATGCTTGTCCAGCATTGCCATGGTCCACAGCGCGCCCTCGGTGTCTTCCAAAAGCACGCCGTCCAGCTCTTGCCGCCCTAGGCGTGTATCTGCATAGCGCGTCCGCACTTCGTCCAGAAAGCTCTTCGCCAAATAGGCGCGGTTGGCTTCCGTCGGCGCATGGGTCGTCACCGTCGAGGGGTTCTTCAGGATCTGCTTCAGCACCCCCACATTGCGCGGCGTGGTGGTGATGCATTGCCGGGGATGCGTGCCAAGACGCAGCCCGAACTGCAGCATATCCCACGTATCCTCGGCCTTCTTCCACTTTGCGAGTTCATCCACCCAGGCCGCATCAAACTGCGGGCCCCGTAGGCTTTCCGGCTCATGCGCCGAAAACACCTGCGCAATCGCCCCGTTGGGCCAAACCAGCCTGCGCCGCCCGGCCTCCCACACCGGACGTCGATCGGGGGGCGAGCACGCCAGAATGCCGCTTTCGCCAAACACCATTACCTCGCGCACCTGATCAACCGTCTCGCCCACCAAAGCCACGCGGCGCGAGCGGCCGGGATCCAACGGCCCCGCCCCCTCGACTTCGGACCGCACCCATTCGGACCCGGCGCGGGTTTTCCCCGCGCCACGCCCGCCCATGATCACCCATGTCCGCCAATCCCCCTCGGGCGGCAATTGGTGATCCAAGGCCCAGAATTCGAACAGATAGGGCAGCGCCATTAGCGCCCCGTCACTCAGGTCGTTCAGAAAGCTCTCGCGTTCGTCTTGCGTCGCGCAGGCAAGCCAGTCTGCGCCCGATTTCGTCTCGGGCCTGAGCAAGGTCCAGCTCTGCCGCTCGTCCGCCGCCAAATCCGGCTTTACCACTT